CGCCAGGGCCATCAGGACCTCCGGGACCACCAGGACCCCCGGGACCGCCAGGACCACCGGGACCACCGGGCTCGCCAGGACCTCGAGGACCACCAGGACCTCCGGGACCACCAGGACCGCCTGGACCACCAGGACCATTAGGACCACCGGGTTCTCCTGGAGGTGCTGGAGGGAAGAATCCACCGCCTCCACCATCTCCACCAGGAGGATTAGAATCTACCCACTGATAATCTTCTCCATCATAATAATAAGTATACTGGCGTAAGCCAAGTGAGTCATACCATAGATCACCAATCTCTAGGGGATCTCCATTAGATCTTTCTTCTGGTGGTGTATCTGAGACGATACTCATCTCACTTGCATCGTCACCACCACTCAAAATCCAATTCAAGTATGGTGTGGTACCGGCAATTGTGCCGCCATGATAAGTATATTGCTTATTTTCTGGACGTCCTTCAACTACTGCAGTTGAAAACCAAAGATCACCAATCTCCAGAGGAGAGCCATCGGGTCTAGTAATTGGCTCCTCATCACTGATGATTGATGATGCAGTACCTGTTGAATATTGATCTAGTAAATCTTCTAGGCTAACGATCTCTAGCTGATCATTACTATCGTTAAACCTAACAATCTGATTATTATCGGCAAGACGAAACGAGGTGCTTCTGGATACAGCACCTGTACTTTTGACTAGGATAGAAGCATTTGCATCTACCTTTTTGTTAGTGTACCTTTCCGCCATAATGTAGACAATAACAATGTAGTTTCATCACATATTATGTAGGGGGGCAGAAAAGCCCCCACTATCAGACTATGGAAGTAATAATTCCGGCTGTGACTGTGATTAGCTTACCATCTGCGCTAGTGAATACACCGCTGATACCAAGGGCTCTTACGTCTGGACCGGTGGCTCCAGTAGCACCAAGGGGACCATCAGGACCAGTAGCGCCAGTAGCGCCGCCTGGGTTACCAGAGAAACCACGCTCACCTTGAGGACCTTGGGGACCAGTAGCACCGGGAGCACCGACACCGATTGGACCACGGGGACCTTCAGGACCAGAGGCACCAGTAGCGCCGATAGGACCATTAGGACCGTTTTGACCACGACCGCCACGTTGACCTTGAGGACCTTGGGGACCTTCGATACCTTGGATGCCTTGGATACCTTGAGCACCACTTGCACCAGCTTCACCGCGCTCACCCTTCTCACCCTTAGCACCTGTAGCACCTTGGGGTCCGGTAAGACCGGTAGCACCTGTAGATCCTAACACACCTGTAGCACCAGTTGCGCCACCGGGGTCACCTTGTGGACCGGGCTCACCTGTAGCACCCGTTGCGCCACCAGGAGTACCTGGATCACCCTTAGGACCAGTAGCACCACCTGGGTTACCTGGGAATCCACGGGGACCTTCTGGACCCTCTTCACCTTGAGGACCTTGCTCACCTGTAGCACCGGTTGCACCACCTGGAGATCCATCTTGACCAGCAGGACCGATAGGACCAGTTGAACCTTGAGCACCTTCTACACCTTGGATACCAGGAATACCAGAAGCACCTTGAACACCCTGAATACCTTGAATACCAGATGCGCCAACAGCACCTGTCTGTCCAGTTGCACCAGTAGCACCAGTTAGACCGATACCAGTCAAACCACGGGGACCAGTTGCGCCAACTTCTCCATCAATACCAGTAGCACCGACAGGACCCTCAGGACCTGTTGCACCATCAATACCATCTCTTCCATCACCACCTGGCTGACCTGGCTGACCAGGGAGACCTTGAGGACCTGTAGCACCACCTGGATCGCCTGGATCACCTTTGGCTCCGGTTAGACCAGTAGCACCAGTAGTTCCTTGAAGACCTGTAGCACCTGTAGCACCACCAGGATCACCCTGTGGACCTGTAGAACCAGTAGATCCCTGGGGACCAGTTAGACCAGTTGAACCAACAGCACCGACAGGACCAGTTGAACCGGTAGCACCACCTGGATCACCAGTCTCACCGGGAACACCGACAGGACCTTGGGGACCAGTTGAACCAGCAGGACCAGTAGCACCAGTTGCACCACCAGGAGATCCGGTAGCACCTTGGGGACCAGGATTGCCTGGGGCACCTCCAGAAGGACCTGTAGCACCTACGGCGCTAGAAATAACCTGTACACCCCATGAACGGGATGCAACGTCTGTGATGGGTCCAGAGAGCTTCTCAGTGGTACCAACTAGAATCCAGCAACCTAGGTCAGTTCTGTAATCATGTCCACCTAATACAGTGAAACGGAAGAAGCTTGTGTTATCTAACTGATAATCGAACTGGGATGGTACGTCTGATGAAGCAATGCTGAAGAATGTGTTTGCTTCTCTATCAAGTAGATCTTTAGGTGTGAATGCTAGGTATGTTGGATAGCCGTTGAACTCGAAGTTATAGTCTAGAGCTACACTACCATTACCAGTTGGATAAGTGATTGAACTTAACTGGAAGTTGAAGTCTGCAGATAGTGATGCAGCAGTATCCGTAATAGTTACAGTTGTACCGTTTAGTGGACCTGTGCCTCCACCATTAATACGAGCACCATTATCAACCAATAGCATGTAAACGGGGATTCCGTTTGATAGGATCTCGCCACTATTAGCAACAACAGTATAGCGGAAGATGTCTCCCTGTAAATCTCCAATACGGATATTCTTACCAATAGTCAAACCATCAAGGAATGATCTTTGTGGAACGAATGCGTTGTTAAAGATAGAGACCTTGATGACGGCTAGACTCTCATCAGGACTATCAAGAACAGCAAAACTGTTATTAGCGGGAAGAGTACTTGTGTATGGGTTCCATGTGTATGTGTTACCACCAGCAATACCAGTAGGACCGACGGGTCCAACAGGACCTGGGTTTCCTTTGCTACCAGTTTGTCCGGTAGGACCTTGGGGACCCTCTGCACCTGTAGCACCTGTGGTACCTGCACCAGTAGCACCGGTTAGACCCTGAGGACCTGTAGAACCAGTTCCGCCTGGGAATCCTTGACCACCCTGAGGACCTGTGGAACCAGGAGGACCGACAGGACCTTCACTACCAGTAGCACCGGTTGAGCCTTGGGCACCTGTAGCACCAGTAGCACCACCTGGATCACCTTGGGGACCTGTAGCACCGGAAGCACCGATAGGACCTTCGGGACCAGTGGAACCTTGGGGACCATCAAAACCAGTAGCACCGGGTAGACCACCAGAACCTTGAGGACCAGTAGCACCAGTTAGACCAGTAGCACCAGTTGAACCGGGTCTTCCTTGAGGACCTTGATCACCAGTAGCACCAGTAGAACCTTGGAGACCAGTAGCACCAGTTAGACCTGTAGCACCTGTGGCTCCCGTTGTACCAGTTGCACCACCTGGATCACCCTGAGGACCAGTTAGACCTTGAGGACCAGTAGCACCCGTTCCTCCAGCAATACCTGTTGAGCCTGTAGATCCATCTCTACCATCTTGTCCACGGAAGCCAGTAGCACCCTGCTCACCCGTAGCACCTGTAGCACCGCCTGGATCACCTTGAATACCTCTAGGACCAGTTGCACCCTCAGTACCAGTAGCACCCTCTGGACCTCTAGGACCAGAAGCACCAGTAGCACCAGGATCACCTTTCACACCAGTAGCACCTAGGGGACCAGTTGCTCCACCAGGAGAACCATCAACACCATCCCGTCCAGTAGCACCAGTTAAACCAATAAAACCACGCTCACCCTGTGGTCCCTGTGGACCTACAGGACCCTGCTTACCGGGAGCACCTGGAGCACCCGTGGGTCCACGAAGACCCACACCAGGATCGCCCTTGAGACCTGTCGATCCAGTAGCGCCAACGCCACTTCCGGGACCGATAGATGCCCAATATGATCCAGACCAAACATACGTAAGGTTAGTTGCTGGATCTGTAAATTCTTGTCCAATTTGCGGATTCGCGGGAAATTGAATAGCCATTACTAATCAATACTAAAACGGGTGCTGTTCTATTTAGGGAGTTTATACAAACCCACCTGCAGATGAGATTGCATTTGATACTGCTCCAGAGACAAATCCAGAGAACTGATCTGGTGCATTAAGGATGTCGCCAGCAAGAGATTGAACTCCACTGAATGCACTACGTAAGCTATCAAACTCACCGGCAGGTAAGCCAGTATTCTCAAACACACGGTATGCCCACTCTTGAGCTGGCTCAAGTAGATTACCTTTCAATCCATCCTTCTCTAGAGTATTACCTTTTAATAAGATACGTCCAGATCCAGATTTAATGTTGACGTTTCTACCAGCAGTTAGATTGATATCCTCATCTGCCTGGATGGTAACATCTTTACCACGGATTCTGACTCGACCGTTCTTGTCTGCGTTGATAAGGACGTCTCCGTTCTTACCAGCAATAACAATGTCTACACCATTCTCATCTGATTTCTGACCACCAACAATCTCGACGGTACCATCATTGTATATACGATAGGTACCATTCTGCTGATGTCCGACTAGACAAGTCTTTTCATCATCAGTAATGCTATAGAAGTTGTATACATCCGCACCACCAACAGTTGTCTGTGGGTTTTGGATGTCGAGTCTAAATTGTGATCCATAACTATGAAGGATTCTTCTTTCCCAATTGTCGGACATAATCAGTCGGGGCAGTCAATTACTTGTAGGATCTCACGCTGACCGAAGCGGGCACGTAAGTTTTCTGGGATATCACCATCTAGAACCTGCTGTGCAGTTGGTAGTGATACTAAGATTGGCTTGAATACTAAGCCTCGTCCAATCCTGGCTTCTCCAATGATTCTACCGGTATTATCGACGACGTTTCCGTCTTCAACCTTACCACCGGGGGGAATTGGAGGTGATACCTCTGGAATATTTATAGTGGGATTATCAGGTACCTGAATGATTGTGATGGGGATAATATCGGTAACCTCACCGTCTTCATTAACGATAAGCTCATACCTTCCGCCATACTCATCCTCGTAGACACCTGGAGTATAGTTTGTACCACCAGAGATGATCTTGATTTCATCAACAACAAATAGATCTGTTCCGTCAGATGGATAGAACTTACCTGGGTTAACGATATAGATCCTATCGAGCTTACCGTCCTTGATGATGGATCTGGCTACACATCCAATACCCAAGTTGCAGTTGTCTCTAACCTCAACAAATGGAGGATACTTATACCCCTCACCACCGTCAGTAACCTCAATAGTAACTACACCACCCTGAACATCTTTGACTGTTCTGGAGTCTTCACTAGCAATGTATCTACCAACCTTAGCAGATGCTTTAGCACCATCACCTCTACCACCAAAGATGAATACTTCTGGTGGGAAGCATGTCTGTGGAGGTTCAGTTGAACATGTATCCAAGTCTGAAGCAAATCCTGTAGTTTCTGATAAGAATGGGAAGTCACCGAATTGCTTCTGGAAGTCACTAACGTTTCCACTAACACCCTCGGCTAGATCAACAAGTGAGCTAGCAATGTTTGCACCCTCAAGAACTTTACCGATGATGTCTCCAACATCTTTCTTAGGTCCAATACCAAAAGCGTAGTCACGAACCAATCCACCGCACTTGTTACCACCCTGATTCTGAGCCAATAGACCACCACCAAAGTCAGATACAATATCAATAGATGATCTGATAGCTGTTGCTGCCTGGAAACCACCACTCAAGATAACGCTAACTGCGTCTAGCAATGGCTGAAGACCAGCGTCAACATCCAAGATGATTGAGTTAACTAGGGCTCCAGCAAACTGCTCTGTACCACAATCAGTGAAGTTGTTGTTTACCTCGATAGTATCTCTAACTAGATCATCAACCTTGTCGAATAGATCCCTGACTACTTGGTTAGCCACGAGCAAGATTGCTTCTTGTAGTGCTAAGATAGCTGGCTTTAGTGCAATCAATGCAGCCTCAGCAGCCAAAGTTGCTGCAATAACGCTACCAGTAGAGGCTAGAACTAACGCAAATACCTGATCATACAGTGCCTTTAGACCAGCATTCAATACGGGAACAAGGGAATTGAAGACGTTGTTAAACATCTCACCCACATATGGGTTAGTAATAGCATGTACTCTATCAACCGTACCTGAAATTAGGGACTCAATGTATGCAGCATCACCAGCAAATTGCTGGACCTGATTGAATAGGTTGTTGATCTCAGAGCTGATTGCATTGACCTTGTATGAGTTGGGATCACAAGTATCTGCAGCAGTTAGAGTATCACCAATCGTACCACTAAACCTATCGGATCTGGTTGATGGCTGACTATTCTCGTTACTTTCGTTAGACTCGTCGTCTTCGATCCACTTACTCTTCGTTCTATTATCAGTGTATCCTGTGTGTGGGATGTATCCTTTATCCTCTGCGGGCTCTGCTGTAGATACAATATTCGTTCTTGGTAGAATACCGGTGATGATTGGTTGCTCTTCATCCTTATCATAGTAAGCAATACTTACAGTATCACCTTGGTTGATTGCAGGACTTACTGCATAATTAGCAGCACCAGAACCTGCTGTTACAGGCAGCAAGACCTGTGCCCATGGGAGATCCTCATCGGGCAGAATAGCTTTATCATGTGGATGTTTGTCGAAGATACGTACCTTGTATCTCCAAGCCCAACCAGCACCATCAACTTGCTCCTTCTGGGGTTCAATTGGAGCAATCCTACCAAAGAATAATCTCATAATAATTAAGAAGTTTGGTTTCTGTAGCCGAAGCTATCCCTCACTAGTTTCATACTTGTATATGAACCACGGCTATCGAAGTAGTGACATACTTCTTTGACCATGTATCGACCACCCATTTGCTCATAGTCATATTGAGGAGATTGTGGATTACCATTTAGCTTAGGTAATTCGCAATCAATAATATCCCCGGCATGAATATTTGTATTGGATGCTATCTGTACGGCAATGACTTGACCGAACAGTGAGTTATACCTAACCTTCCTCTGAGAAAGATAGGAGTCAATATATTTAGTCTGGTCCGTGGTGACCTCTTTTGCGGTATTTGTTCCTCTATCAAACGTCTCAGTCAACCTCAATGAAGGTATCTCTCCTAATGATTTTGAGTCGAAAGCCAACTTCCTATCCTTATCATCAAGGGGATCGTTGAGTGTGAACATTTCACTATACTGACTTTGAGTGAAATCAAACTCACTATCGGTAACATCGAATGTTACTGGATCAAAGAAGTTTCTACTAGTAGCATAAGCACCCCTTCTCATATCAGAGATGATACTCTGATTACGGAGGATCTCATACTTAATGATTCGATCATCTGTGTTACCACCCATAATTTCTGGGGTGTCCGCCTCAGCATAGTATATTAGCTGCTTAGTTGGTTGCTGAACAAGTGTGTCTAGTGACTTGAAGAAGTGCTTCTCTAATGTTTCATAGAAAAAGAATCCGGCAGAGTCAATACTCTGGGGTACAGCTTTAGAAGCTAGGTTTAGTAATACATCAAAAGGTTTCTTTAGATTGCCTATGAAACCATACTTGTTGGTTGTTTGATCAACGTCAATCTCACCATAAGGAAAGAACTTATTGTATATGGCGCTCACATGATCACTGATCCGCCCCTCTTTACTATATGCCTTCTCTACAAAAGACCTCTCATTATCAAATCCAGATCTACTACTCAAGTTCAACATGAAGAACTCTTTGTTACCCTCCCTTATAAGAGTCTTGATGGAGTTAACATACATGGGTTTATCGGTAATATCAATACCCACTGTATTATCTGAGTTGGGGGCGATCTCTACACGAACAGCTTCTCCACCCCTAATCTTCATCCCCTCGTATAGGGATAGTGGTTCATTTGATCCAGCAATCTTTGTCGAGCCACCAACATCCGCCACCATAATTTTGGCGCTAATGTTAGGTGATAATACATCCTCATAAAATGCGATAGAGGCTACCGCCAAGCGCATGTCTACTACACGCTCATCTTTCAGGATGTCTATCCTCCTGTAAATAGATGGTTTGATACCCATTCACAAATAGCTTCCACTACATAGGTATTTATCATGCTGCTAGAACGACCTCTGTGGTCTTGATAACATGGGTTTTCCTAGTTGCCCTGTTGTTATTTGTTCTGATAGATGATATAAGTTTACCATCAGCATCCCTCTGTTGGGGCTGAACTGTACCAGTTCTCATCCTCTCAGACATCCTTCCTAGAGATGTTCTTTCAGTTGATGGCTTGGGGTTTAGTTTACCAAAGACGAGACCACTTACATATTTCTGAACAGGTATATCTGATCCACCAGCACCACCGGGGGGTCTAGCCTCAAGGTGTAGGTGTATACCACTACCAACTCCAGTATCTCCAACCTCACCGATGGGAGATCCGCCAGTATAGTTAGCGCCATTCCTGATACCTTGACCATATCTTGCTAGGTGGGCAAAGAGTAGCTCAACATTACCAAATCTGATGATAACAGTCTTACCGTAGCCAGAAAGATATCCGACGAAAGTTACCTTACCGTTAGCATTGTATGCACAATACCATCCTCTCTGACCACCCGTACCGAAGTCAATACCTCCATGGTGTCTACCATTACGCATACCCCTTAAAGATGTCTTGATAATAGGAGAGGATGATCCATAATCCATAGTATCAAACTGGGAAGAGGTCACCTTATTCGTTAGGGCATCGCTGCTAGCGCCAGCGGGTACTGGAGTTTGTGTCTGTGCATCCATACCACCCTTAGGCTGTTGACCTGGAGCAGCACTCAATGAGTTGTTATAGTAATCAGTAATGGCTTCCTTGCTCTTACCACCCTGACCATAGTAACTAGTTCCGTATCCATACCTCTCCGGGTTATGACCCCGAGCAGTATTATCTGGTGTTAGATTGGGGAATGATGCAAAGACTGGAGCAAGCTTATCGATCATTGCAGGGGTGATACCACCTTCAATCTCAGCATCAGTTAGACCAGCTTGCCCTTTGATGTACTGAGCGATTACCATCTTGTCCTGGTTCTCAGGAGTAAACTTATCTACAGCCGGATTCAAACCAGCAGCGCGAGCAGCAGCCTCGGGATGCATCATCTGATACTTACCTACAGCAGAAGATGCTCTTCCACTGTACACATTTTCACCAGTTCTATTTCTCCTATCCATCTCAGCACCAACTTCATTGATGGTCATCTTGGATAGATCCATATCAGTTCTACCACCGAACCACTTGTTATATCCATCGGCACCAGCAGTTCCCTCAGCAAAGCTGATAGTTTTTAGTAGCGCTTTCATTTTATCACTACCGGTCTGTGGATCACCAGGACCACTAACGTAAGCTCCGTTGTTGCCTCCACCACCACCGGCTGCTGGACTCTGGGGCTGTGGGCGTCCACTATTATCCAGCCTCATCTCCTTCAAGGTTTCATTGAGAGTCTTACCATTCTCCAAGTCCTCAAGGATCCTATCTAAATCAGCCTCATCCCTATTCCAAACATTGATACCTTCTTGCACACTACCTTTTAGATCCTCTGCAGCAAGATCTAATTCTTCTTTGGCTGCAGCAATCCTACCAGACTGATCCGCAAAGTCAAACTCCCTGATATTTTTCCAGACAGCATCAACTATACCAATCATTTTGTTGAAAGTTGTTCCAACGTTACGGATTGTTTGGTTAACGCTAGCCACAAAGATTCTACACTTCTTCACGAAGATGTCTACTGCCTTGAGAATCTTTGGTAAGTTATCAATAGCCCATGCAGCAAGCAACTTCCAAAAGGATTGCATAGGCTTCTGAACTATGCTCTTCCCGAACATGGAAGTATTCAAAGGCTTCTTGCGCTCGATTTCACCCTCGCGCTCAGCTCTTTGCATCTCTTCAGCAACAGCTTTCTTTATAGTCTCCTGCTTCTGATTCTCTTGATCGATTTTCTTATTATTACTCTGGATCTTTTCCCTGGTTCTACGTATAGTATCTCCAGAAATACCCACAGTCCTATCTACGGCTTTCCTGAAACCGCTTGAGGTGGTAAGTAAACGCCTACCGATATCATTAGCTGCCTTTGCGTTACTCATAATCAGAATGCCCCCGCGAATGATAGGTCATATCGATCCATTGCTAGATTCCTATAGAAATTAGACTCTGGATCCGATGTAACTATAAAGTCAACATCTTGTGAATCCTGAGCTACAGGTTGTTCTTGAGACTGGGTAGGAACCTTAGTGATAGTAGGTGGTAGTTCAGTTACAGTTACCTCAGACTCAGCCTCTAGTTCAGGATCTACATTCATACCCTCTGGGGTAGATTGATCGGTAACATTGGGTAGGGGTACATCGACCTTAGGAGTCTCGCCACCACTCATCTCAGAATCTACACTCTTACCAATAGCAGCCATTGCAGTATCGGTAATTGCATCTGTTACGACATTGGGCTGCGCCTTCATGCCGGTGAACTTCTCATAGGTAATTTCACCAACCTTGTCTCCAAGGGCACCAGCTAACATGCTGCCGATTAGACCGCCCAATCCAGCTCCAAGGGCTCCACCGATAGCAGTACCAACAACAGGAACTACAGATCCAAGACCAGCACCAACTACCATACCGACCTTAGCGCCACCAGTAGCACCAAATGCACCAGCACCGCCTGAGAAGATACCTCTAATGATAGCTTGGGTCCAGTCCTGACCCTCCATCTTTTTGTTCAACAGGATATCAATAGCCATCCCCAACAAAGGAATGCTGCGAAGCATACTCTTGGCTAAGCTTTTAGTATTCTTAAGAAGTCCCTTGAGCATAGGCATCTTCTTGAGAGGCTCAAGTGCCCTACTAATCCACCCCTCCTTTGCTGCTTGTGTTGAGCCTTTGCTGCCCATAGCACCAAAAGCTTCTGTAGCCTTAGTCTTGATAGATCCACCTAGGTTCTTGAGTGATTGTCCACCCTTACCCATTAGATCTTTAACGTTCTTAAACCTATCCTTTATCCACTTACCAGTATTCTTCATCCAGTCGGGCACTTCCATACCCAAGATCTTACTACCCTGCTTAGCACCATCCTTTCCACCGGGAGGTAGCTTTGGAACATCTGGGGTAGGTGGCTTGGGTGGCTTTATTAGGTTTCTGGCTGCATTAAACGCACGTCTCAGTGCATTACCCAACTTCCTACCTAGAGAGGTAACGAAGTCAGATACTGCAGTAACAATTTTACGGAATGCATTGAATGTCCAGCGGACAATAGCCCTACCCATTCGGTAGCTGAAACGGACAAGTTTGCCGACAATCTTTAGACCTTGCCTAGCAATACCATCAACAGCAGAGTATATACCTCTGATGGATAATGGGTTATCTTTTATTGTATTGAATAACTCCCCAACTTTATTAGCAAAGTCAACAATTAAGCCTTTGATTCTGGGTAGATTGTCTATTACCCAAGCTGCAGCGAGAAGCATCAAAGCTCGCTTTAGCTTGTCCCAGAAGGACATAATGGGCTTCATAGCTGCATCAGCAGCTTTCTTTAGTGGGGTAGCGAGAGCAGCAACAGATGCTGATAGACCCTCGACTAGCTTCTCCCTTAAAGCAAAACGATTCCTTTCTCTCTTGGCTCTGAGATTCTCAGTCTCAAGCTTCTCGGACTTTAACTCACTTGCCTGAGTATTGTTTATTATTCTATAGAGATTCTCAATGTCTCTACTATTTTTAGCAACCTGCTGAGATATGTTATTGGTAGCTGCTTGATAATTACTCTGTAGCGTCTGAGTAATTGCAGCCATCTTATTGACTACAACAATCGATGATTGCGGAGCTACTGTGGCTTTTTTGTTCCCCGTATTTGACGCGCCACTATCCCCTCCATCAACAGGACCCATGCCTCTAGAGGCTCTGAACATGTTGATTCTTTGTTTCTTGGAGAGATATGACCCTGTTTTAGGGTCAACTCCTGAGGTAGCAGCTCCGAATAAATTCATCGATTACTGTCGTGCTTTGATGCGTTCTTCCTCTTCTTCAATCCACTGCTTGAGTAGTGTGATGTAGATCTCCCTCTCCCATGGGATTAGGTTTTCTATATCACTCAAGCTCCACTTATGGTGCTGGATTAAAGCAAAGTTGGTCTTGTAGTATGACTCTAGACTCTCATGAGCCATACTTACGCGAAAAAAGACCCTAATCCCTCAAGTACAACATCACTCTTAACGCCTGTCTTTGGATTCAATACTGTAATAGTATGTGAAAGCTTAGGCATAGTTGAGAAGAATGACTCAATCTCCTTGAATTGCTTGGGCTCTAGCTCACTAACCCACTCTAGAAGCTCTTCTTGTGTGGAATCAGAAGCAGCCCATGACTCTTCCTCAGTAAAAATCTGGTCGATACATCCGGCGATTAGCTCAAGGCTTCTCTCAACGGAAATATCATCACCGTCAGCACTCATAACCATTTCCATGGTTGGGTACTTCATTCTAATAGAATACTGATCATCAAGGACAACATCTCTGGTGTGACTTTCGTCTTTAATCACCTTAATATCATCTAGGTATACTGTAAATGGGACTTGCGTCTCACCGTCATCGGGACATGTGATTAGAACCTCGACGTCCTCGCCAACTGACTTACCACGAATATTGAGGAATAGATACTCAATATCAAATGTGGCTAGCGCTTCAACATCAAAGCCACGTGTTTGAACACAGGCTGAAATAACATCTTTGATAGCTCTCGCCATCTCGGGTTGACTACCAGACTCCTGAGCAAGAATTAGAATCTTCTCTTCCTTTACAAGGAAAGGTCTGAATTTTACTTTCTTTCCAGTTGAAGGTACCAGAAGTTCATGGGTTACCTTCGCAATCTTAGGTAGTGCCATAATATAAAATAAGTTGGGGAACTGTTATTATTTAGCACCTATGGATTAAGGTTTTTTGAGTTACTTACTCGGATAGTTTTCTTGTCTACAAACTCAGAGTTGAAGCCATACTTGGAGATGTCGTTCATGTCTTTGAGGAACATATTTAGATAGCCTGGCTTTAGAACGTAGATGGTTTTCTTTGCATCGTTGATTCTACCCTCATACTCAAAGTTAGTTACACCAACTGTGGGATTTAGTATAGCACCTGGAACGTCTGGATTGGGGATAGTAAAGTCCTTATCGACAGTTAGACCGCCAGGAAGAACCAACCTATTGTTATCATCCTTGACCTGGATAGTCTCGTAGTACCGTGTTCTGTTTATATTTTCCTCGCCATATTTATAGGTAACATATTCCCACAACTGCTGAGCGGTGAGAGGCATTTGATCTTGGTAATTGATTATGTTTGCACAGACAATAACAACCCAGTCAAATCCGGCTGAACCATATAGCTTTTCTGCAATCTGATCGGGTCTCTCACCCTCCTCGATCACGTACTTATCAAATACGGTTATGTTATTCTGCAAGTCATCTCTCAACTTACCCCTAATGAAGATATTCTTCATCAAGATATAAGCCTGAGACTTATCTCCACTTAAAAAGTTTTGATATTCGACGTTAGGTAACTCTCTAAAGTAAGTCATCAGAATCCAACTCCTTCAACGCCTGTGTAATCCTCTTCAAAGATTGGGTTGACTTCGGTAAACCTAGTAGTCATGACCATCTTGACGGGAGTACCATCGCCATAGGTCATATAATTGCCGGTTCCAGTATAGTTCACACTCATATTAACAAGTGCTGTTGGCTTGAGTGTGTATAGGAATGGATGCGGAGATCCACCTTTCATGAATGTTACTTGGAAAATTTCAGGGGCAGCAATAAAGATACCACGTGAGCCGCCAGAACTACCTTGTGCAGTTGATTTAGGTGAAGATCTTTTCTTCAATGTGTTGATGATATTCTTGACCTCTAAAGATTCTGCTGATGTCCTGGGAGTAATATCAAAGTTGTATGTAAAGTCTCTTAGAGTCACGCCACGGAAGATTAGCTCTAGATTGGGATTCAATACCTGACCACTATCCCTGGAGATGATCTCATTAGCATCAATGTTTGCACCAAAAACATTAACTGCTTCTGAAATTAGAGCGGTCTTTAGTCGATCTCTAATGGCGGGATCCAATGCGCTACTGAACTTATCAAGTTCGTTACCAATTTGCTCTACGGTAGCACCAGCAGTATTGAGCAAGTCTTTGAAGCTATTAACATTTTCTATGTTTGCGGCATCGACAATATTTCCCAAGCCAGCAACTGCGCGGAGAGCGATAGAATTTATCCTACTATCTTTCCACTGAGCGTTATTGTTGTCTGATAGGTTAGATGGTATTGGTAAATATAAAGTACCTAGTACAGTCTTATTTCTACCTGAATTTGCGGCGGTTGTTGTATTGAATGCGAATGGATTATTAGTATTTGACGCACCAAGACCTGGGGCATTATATTTAATGACCTCGATTTTAGTATAGTCCATATCTGCATTGATAGGACGCAATGGGTAGCGGTAACTAGGTGCCATGGTAACTCCTCCTCCTTATATTTAGTTGATTAAATTAGAAAGAAATTGACCTGGGGCGGAGAAGATGTCTTCTGCTGTATCAAGAATAGATCTGATACCGAAGGCATTGTTTCTGAAATAGTCTAGAGATAGAGTAGATCCTGCAATAAATCTATCGTACTGGAAGGATGCAGTTACTCTAGTAACATTGGCGTTTGGACCATATGCAACGTTAACTGAGTTCACTGCCTTTGGATAGAGTCCTATGAAGGAGTACTCCATAATGCTCTTGATATTGGGCTCAAACTTGTAGATCTTTACCTGATCACTCTTGTATCCACTAAGAGGATCGTTTGGATAGTTCATCCGATAACTATAAACTCTACTTCCGTAGAGCTGACTGTTGAGGTTATTACCACCTACAGCATATTCCATCCAATGCTCTAGGAATTTGAGGGATTTATATTGATCGTCTGTGTAAAATGAAATTGATAGTGGGGTGTAAATCTTCGTATGTGCAAAGTTTTCTACTACACCATGGAAATTATTACTCTCTACAGTTGCAAGTGATGAGCCAGGCAATGATGCATTGAATGCTAGGAGTCCCATGTCGCTAGCAATAAACTGGGAGTTTACTCCTCTAGATCCCAAGTGTGCTAATAGACCTGCAGAAAGACCACCAAACTGCACCTGATAATAGTTCGGTCTAGAAAGCCTACCGAACAAAAGTCGAACATCAGATTGTGATAGTACTTGAGGCACAATAAATACAAATGAAGTTCCTGTTCTATTTATGGCTTATCGCGGAGTCTATAAACCGAGCAACCCCAAGAAGTATCTGGGGAACCCGAACCAGATCGTTTATAGATCTCTATGGGAGCGAAAGCTAATGAAATATTGCGATACAAATCCCAAGGTCCTACATTGGGCTAGTGAAGAGATCGCTATCAAGTATTACAACCCAGTGAAGAAGAGGGCAGCTAAGTACTACCCAGACTTCTATATGGAGTATATAGACACCGAAGGAAAGAAAAAGAAAGTATTGATTGAGGTTAAGCCTCTCAAGGAAACTAAACCACCTGTATACAAAAGGAGAACAAAGAACGTTCTGATTGCAGAGGCTATGTTCTCACAGAACCAAGCAAAGTGGGCAGCGGCTAGAGAGTTCTGTCTAGATCAGGGCTGGGAGTTCAAAATTATGACCGAGAAGGAGCTTGGTATCTGATGGCTAAGAAGAGAAAACTCAACAACCGAATACTCAGAATCACTAAAGACATGACTGGCGTCGAAGAAGCTGACGTCATCATGGCTGAATTGGAAGCGATCTTGCAGGAAACTAAGACAGATATGCCTATACCCGGAAAGGTATACGTATACTCATACATTGCAGAGAAGAAAAACTTCTTAACCGATCTATACCCAATCGTTCAGGTTACTGGAGTGTATGAGTGGGGATGGAGTGGTATGAATCTTCATGTGCAGGAACCAAGAAACTACAGTATTGGTAGAAACCTCACCCCATTGTATATGTTAAAGCCACAGGAAGTGGCTCCAGCACTGTCTCTACCACTAATGAATCTATATCAAAACTAAAAAAGGGGCTCCCGAAGGAACCCCATGCAGTCAGTTATATAACTGGATCACTCGACTAGTGACTGGAAGAAGCTTAGTGCGTCATCATCGTCGTCTGAGGATGAAGCGGGAGCAGCAGGAGCAGCTACGGCTTCGGGCTCAGAGAAGGCTGCCTCTTCGCGCTTGAACGCGGGGCGAGCTGAACGGAGTTGTGCTTCGATGTCCTCATCACCGGAGTCTTCTTCGACAGCAGGACGGGAGGAAGCTGCACCTAGTCCTAGAACTTGGTTGAAGCGCTTCTTGAGTACTTCGTAGTCCTTGAACTGATCGGGAGCAACTAGCTCAGCTAGTGAGTGCTGCTTGCCCCAGAGAGCTTCTAGAGCGTCGTCATCGCCGCCTAGGAGGGCTTCTACCTTGCCGAACTCAGAGGAATCATAGTTCCTATAGCCAGCAACGTTCTTAGCCTTGAGCTTGAAGCTAGCACCCTCCCAGAAGTCGAAGGGGT